CCGGGGCAGTAATTTCAGCTCAGTGGGTAGCATGTAACTCTTGCATTTCGTGAGCACCCTGATAGGCCCGAAGGCCAAAATGTGTATTGAGCGCGCGCTCTAACGCTCATGTAAAGCGAGCGAGCACGCGGGGATTGGGAATGAGATCTAACGCGAAGCGCTACTGTGCGACCTCGTTCCAATATATAATAATTATTTATCCTGGAGCCCCAGAAAAGGGTCAGGAAGCCTGCAAACTGGACGTTCAGGCCAGGCTCTACAGTTGTTTATCCTGGAGCCCAGAAAAGGGTCAGGAAGCCCGCAGACTGGACGTACAGGCCGGGCTCTAACCTACTCCATTATTGCGCGCAGAGCGAGATTCTCGGCGGCAGGCGTGGCGGCTCTAGCTAGGCCCTCGGCACCGTAGGTCAGGGTTTTCTTCCCCCAATTCCACAGGCTCTGGCCGACTGCGTGGAGCTCATTGGCCATGTCCTCAGCTTTGTCGTGCTGCTGATTGATCGAGGCCTGAGGAGCAGTAGGTGTGTTCTTCATTGTTTGGCCCGGAACTGTCGTCAAAGGCCAGCGCGTGTAATAAGAACCACGCACGGTGATGGAATAAGACTGGGCCTCCGTCGTCGAATCAAACACCCACGCAGCCACGCTCATAGGCCGTTGATGCTGCACAGCTATTTCGGGCGTAGGATTACCGGTGGACGCACCCATAACGTGAGAAGTGAACTCACTCAAATTAAGGGTGCCTCGCCAGGGGCCAAAGCCGTTGTAGGAAGGCTGATCGCAAACAAAGCCCACGAGTTGCTTGGCCACTCCCAGAGAGTCGCCAGTTACGCGGCGCCTCAATGGATAAGATTTAATAGACTCGATCATGCCGTCGAGGCCGGTCCAGGTCGAAGGAGTGCCTGCTGGCCCAGGCAAGCGTTGAGAACAATTTAAATAAGTGACTCGCCCACCGCGCTGAAGTGGAGGGGTGGCATTGGTGACAGCCACTGAAAACTTCATGGCCCTCCCTGCGGTAGGTCCACCGTTGTCATCAGCTTGGGCCAACGTAGGAAACGTCAACAGCTTTTCGGAGAGGAGATTCCCAGTCGATTCATCTATTTCAAGTATGAGTCCCACTGTGCCAGCGTTGCCAACATTGCTGACGAGCAACAAGTGGGGATTGTTGTGAACTACAAAATCTGCCTCGACTAGAGCCGTGACAGGAAGTGCTTTACCTGCCGATGCAACCGAAGGGAACGGCACCGGGTGCAAAGGGTCTAAGGAGAATTGTGAAGAATTGGCACCAGAGCGAGGCTGGCGCGGAGGTGGTCTCTGAGGAGCGTTCCTCCTGGGCTTGCGCCGGGTAGACTGCGCAGGCGAAGTTGCCCCAGCTGCAGACTGTCTCTGCTTGGCATAGGACGCCTTCATCGCTGCGTGATATTTCGGAGCCGCTTTCTTCAAGGCAGCTAATTGGTTGGGTGACAACATGGTTAACCGTGCTGTCGAAAGAACGAATGGTGAAACACTTTCGGGTGTTGTCCGCCAATCTGTAGTCATACACTGTGACTTTCGTGCGAATTGGTGCCCCTGTCGTGCTGGCGCGGGGGACTTAACCGCGCGCAGGACCGCTATTTTCTCTCCTAGTCACTCCCACTCAAACGGGGATGCCGCCGGGATTTCCCAGCCGAGCCTAGCACACACCTCGCGAAAGATGGTCAAAGCCTCAGGAGTGTGGCGGATTGCGAAAAGCATTCCAGCTAACATATCCGATGAAGGAGGCTGGCCGTCTTCTCGCCGCAAGTCCATATGGGCTAGAAGCTTCGGAAGGTTGTCGAAAGTTGCGACCCACTTGCCTCCAGGAAGCCTAGAGAACTCATGGGATGTGAAACCAACTGGTCCACTTGGCAAACTGCTCTTAGCGGAACCTGGCTTCACCTTTTGTCCGGCTCGGGCGAGAAGCGAATCGTCAACGTCCCCAGTGTGGAGACCATCATCCCCCGCTGCGCTCTGCGTAGCGGACCCCGCGAGCCTTAAAGTGAAAGAACGAATGGGGGAATTCTGAGCAGACGTGGAGGGGATGCCCGAAGCAGTGATGCCGAACTCATGGAAAGTCCACATCTCCTCACCGACCACAACAAGATGGCAAGAATTTACAGCGGCTTCCGCATAAATGCAATCGGCCGCAATGGCGTTTAATTTCGACATCGGGTACATGACCCACCTCGGGTTATCCGCCGTCGAATGGAAATACTGCGCCCTGTCCTTGAACAAACACACGCGCCGCTCAGCGTCAAAATAAATCGCGTCGCGAGGAACGGAAAAGTCCCAAGCCTCAATGTCAGAACTGTGAATCGACTCTGTGCCTCGGGACAACTGCTCAAGAAGGCGTCCGATCTTCTGGATGCCGCCGTCATCGTGACCTAAGCCGACAGCCTGGTGAGCCAAACCGCCGGTAGAATAAGCATTGATGTCAGCCTTGTTCTGGTCATGGTGCATGACATCCTGGCATATTGAATCAATGATACTGGTGATCCAGATCATTCTCCACCTGCCAGTCTGCCGTTTTCTAGCGCCATTGCCCTCATCTTTGACAGCTACGTCCTCAGGGTCACGAAACCCGTACCTCACCATATCCTCCGCGCCGATCTTGTGTAGATTTTCTCCCTCCGCTATGCGAAGAGCGAGGCGGCACATGACTAAGTATTTGGTTAGCTCAGGCTGTTCGCGCCACGACCCCTTGGTGCCAGGTAAATACCGTGACGACCAGCCAGCAGACTTGGTGGAGTCCATGCTGTCAAGATAGGAATCGATGCGTCCCTTGAGACTGCCAAGGGTAAAGGCTGCAGTCTCAGGATAAGCTTTGACGAAGTCCTCAAACTTTCCGTTAAAGTCATCAGCCTGAAGGAAGTGAGTCCAAGAACCCGGGTCGAGCCTAGCGCAGTTCGCGCGTAAGCTCTGCTTGACAGCCTCGGGGCCCGTGGGAGGGCCAACGAAGCCGCCAACAACGGATTCAAGATTCTCTCCCTTCCAGGTGAGACCACTCAAAGCGTCAAGGAACTCCCTTCGAATAGTGCGCAGTGGCTTACGCCTGCCCCTCGCTGCCGCGCAAAAGCCGACAAGGCGAGCAATGGGCTGGTTGGAAGCCCCGCGAATGATGGGAGCGAGCTCATCTCCTAAGCTGCCGAGCCCGACCTCTCCGACGCCTATATAAGCCTTGAAAAGATCTAGCTCCGGCATCTCCAACAAAGTGCGAGCTCCAACGCCCTTGAGCGCGATCAAACAATGGAAATTTTCGTGTTGCATCCACCGGTGCATTTGGAGCCCGATAGACTCAAATTCTGCTTTCGAACAAACTTTAACGGGCAAAATGCCGGAGATGTGGTCGCGGTTCTTGGCGTAGGAACGGGTCCTATCCTGAAGCGGCAACCAAGTTTTGGTGGTGTCTCGAACGGAAGGCGGTCGTGGCATGTCGAGTGGCTTACTCGGAGACTGCTCCACAAACCCTTCAAGAGGAGGCGGCTGAGCGGTTTTGGCTCTGCTACGGGACCGCTTTTGCGCACTGCCAGAAGGAGCTGCTGAACTCTTCTGCTGCTGCTGCTCATGCTGCTGCTGCATCTGCAGGTTCATTACCTCCCGGAGGCGGTTCTGTACTTCCTGCTCACGCGAAGGTCCAAGGACCCTCGGAACTCGAGGCATAGCTTTGCGCTCTGCAGCTTGAAGCTCTTGCTGCTTCATGAGATGGCGGCGATCTCTCTTCTTGCGAGACTTCCTTTTACCCCTGCTCTCCTCATCAAAATTCTGGCCGAGCTCACCAGTGGGCTGGCATTCTGCTTCCGAGGACCTGCAAGAGGCCAAGGCGGCGAGCGGAGGGGCTTGGTCCCGCTGCGGCTGCGAATGCAATGGCTGCTGCTGCTGCTCGCAGACAACATTATCTCTCTCCGGAGCGAAGTCGTCATAATCCTCGGCTGAGTCAAGAGCACTGAGCACGTCGACGTCAGACTTCTCTTCGGCCACGCCGGCAGGAATTTCTGGGTCGTCTTCGCTCGCAGACTCGGACTCTTCGTCATCCTCAGTGAGGGCGCCAGAGGCAGCCAACAGGGCTTTGACGAGCCCAGGGTTGCGGTCATCCTCCGATAGAGGCTGAACCCACTCAACCCCACCGATAGAGGTGGTGGTCAAGCGTCCAGTGAGCATGAGGTGATTGATGCAAACCTTATGCCACTTCTTCCCCATGCCATGGCGAGTGGAGTCCCGGCGAAGGAACCCCATCACGCCTTGGCCACTGGATCTCATTTCTAGCATCAAATTGTGCAAAACTGCCGCTTTACCCTGAATGTCTTCAAGGGAGGGCGACTCCTCAGCAAAATCAAGTCCTTCATAGTCTTCACTTAAAAGTCGAAGTTGGTGAACGCGATCTCTGTGCTTTGTGGCTCGAAGGTCCTCCTCGTTGGAAGCTCCCTTACCCGCATGGCCGCCTTCGGAAGTTGCAAGGTCAAAAGCTTGCCAATCTGCGTCGAAGGCATCCCTAGCAACGTCAATCTTGGCCCTAAACCCTCCCTCAACCCGCGAAGGGGCAAGGGGGGGAAGAGCAAAAGTGTCGGCGGCTGGGGCACCAGCTGATGGGTGGGGATCGCAGCTCGCGCAAGGCTCATCGTCCTGCACGAGCTCCCAAACAACCTCTGTGCGCTGCAGCGGCGATTGCAACTGAGGCACGCTTGGCGACTCCTCGGCAACGAGCGTAAGCTCTAAGCCGGGAGGAAGAGGAAGGCCGCCCGCTTCGGCGGCGGCAACGGAGGGGGAAAGCGTGAGCTCGGGAAGCAGGGCTTTCAGCGCACCGGAGCCATGCATCAGCTCTCTCAAAACCTCGAGGTCAGCGTCAGGCTTGTCACCGGGCTTTCCGGCGCTGTTATCTCGCCAATCATCGTCTGCGTCATGGTAGCCCTTCTGCAACCGGTGGTCGTCGTCGTCCCAGTACTTGCTGGGGCCGCCGCCACCAATGTTATCAGCGAGATGGCTGTCTTCCCAATCTGCAGTGGCTTCTTGATTCCGCTGCGCTCGAGACTGCTTAAAATGAGCATCGGGGCAGGCCATAGCCGCCTCGTAAAACTCCTTGTCAGCAAGAGCCTGAGCCGCACTCTCTGCCTCGGCCTTCGCGGCCTCAGCAATAGCTTCCTTCATATTCTGGTCAAGTTCAGATTGCCTCCTCCACTTTTCCCTGGACTCCTCTTGGAAGAATTCCTGTGTTATAGGGTTGCCGAACAAAACCTCATGCACTCCTGCCTTGGCAATCTTCTTCCAAAGAGGGTCAGATGCCTGAACTCCAAATTCAATTTTCCTCAGCAGAAGACGTAGACCCGGCATGGAAGCGCCGTAGTTGATGTTCTTCCCTCCACCGAGGTGGACCCCCGCAACCTTGTAAGACGGTCCGTCCCTCACTAGGAGCGGACTACCTGAGTACGAGGTCGTCGTGGTAGCGGTATAAGACAGGATTCCGCGCAAGCCCTCGAGCACCGGGTCGGGCACGAAACTCCCCCTGGAAACAAGCAAGTCTCCAAGCGGGCGGCCCGCGAGCTCAACCGGGCCTTCGCCACGGTGGCTCAAGTCAGTCGTTCTGAGCGACCTAACTCCGAGCTTCGTCCAAGTCATTTGTCCGAACTCATAGGCCACAACGTCCTTATACGTCCCCCGGATGCTGTCCTGACTCTCGCCGTCTTCTAAAAGATCAATGGGGTCGCTTAGTTCAACCTTAGCAGTTCTGTCCCCATAACGCAAGTACACAGTCCTTAAACCGTAAGCTAACTTGTCTTTTGAGTGAAACAAATGGCGGGCAGTGATCATGTGCCACCCGGCACGGAAACCAACGCCAACTGAAACTAAGCCGTCGCCTCTCGCGTCGGGCACGCACACCTCGAACATAAATTTAGGCGGCGCAACGAACAAAACCGGCAGGGGGGATCCCGCGACGATACTCTCATCGGACGGGCAACCTTCCTGCTGCTGAGTGAGCAAATCCTGTGGCTTTTGAAGCCGAACGAAAGAAAATTTTATCGTGCCTTCACTGAGGTCGGCTTTCTTGAGCGCTCTGAGAGACATGCTGAGTTCCTTGGGAACGACTCCGTAAGGGTCGCCTTCAGCGGAACGATACGCAGGCTCACCAAAGGCCCCGAGGTGCAAACCCTGGGGCTGGAAGGCTGTTGAAAACGGCTTGTTGCGCCACCAGCGCTTGAAACTCTTATACGAAAAACAACCGACTCCCCCACCAGCTGTCACAATGGAAGCCACGAGAGGGTGATTGGCACTCAGTACGACGCCTTCATTCAACGCCGCTTCCGAAACAACGATCGCGCCGTCTGCAGCATAACACAACCCCTGAGAGGTCATTTGCCTTAGGGCATCCGCTGCCGAAGCGAGCGTACACCCACCAGATTTGAAACTTGCAGCAATGCCTGCCGCACAAGAGGAAGCCATAACGGGATACGGGCAAGCCCACCGTATGTGGCGTAGAGAGCGTGGCCTAGTATAAGACCACGGGCGGCCACCCGTGGAATCCACAGCTCGGAAGGTCGGCTATGCGCGCTCGAAGCACGCAAAGCCGAT